CTTCAATTCACAGTATTCTTACATCGCATCATCTGGTATACCAAACTATGAGGTAGGTCCGTTTGTTGGATCAGCATTATTACCAGGTAATCAACGTAAACTTGTACGTATACCACGTATCATAGAAACTGTATCAAAACGTGATGAAACATCATTCGGTCCGATTGGTTGTTGGGTAAATGGTGTATCTGTGTGGTCATATAAGTCAGAAACTAAAATTAAGTTTGGTGGTATAACATCAATCGCTATTGGTTCTGCTGGTGAAGGATATGACGCTGCAAATCCTCCTATTATTGAGATTAGTGGTGGTGGCGGTTCAGGTGCTGCTGCTAGTGTTACTGTTAACGGTGCTTTAAGTGAAATTGAAGTAGACACTGGTGGTACTGGTTATACATCATCTCCTCTAGTTTCTATTGTTGGTGGAGGTGGATTTGGTGCTACTGCGACTGCTGTTATAACAAATGGTGTTGTATCAAGAGTTCTTGTTGAATCACCAGGTCAAGGATATACATCACAACCTGACGTTTCTATATCAGGTGGTGGAGGTAGTGGTGCAACTGCTACTGCAAGTGTTAGAGGTCCTATTCAGTCTGTAGCAATAACATCAGCAGGATCTGCATATACTTCATCTCCTACAATTAAGTTAAACTCAGGTGAAGGTGCTGTAGCACAACCAATTATTATTAACGGTAGAATTGTATCTATCGCTATTATTGCTGCTGGTAATGGATATACAACTGCTCCAGAGATCATTATTAGTGGAGATGGATATGGTGCTGTAGCAAAAGCGTCAATAGGTAGTGTTGGAGAAGATAGAGGTAAAGTTATTGGTGTTAGTGTTGTAAACAGAGGTATTGGATATACTACAGGCAGCACTACTATTCGTCTTGAAGCAGTTGGTTCTCAAGGAACATTTACTGCTAATGTATTTGAATGGACTCGTAACCTCCAGCAAGAACTTGGAGCAAACTTTGACGGGGCACGTGGTTATGTGTTTGCAGGATATAACACACAATATGGTGGTGAATATGCACACGTATCAGATCCAAAACAATTAAGATACGTTTTAGGTGATAACGTATTTAAAAATCAATCAACTCAGCAACTACAAGAATTATCAACAGGATATTTACATTCTCCTATTTTAGGATGGGCATTTGATGGAAACCCAATATACGGTCCTTATGGATACATTGACGCTACAAACCAATCATCTGGTGTACGTCGTATTAGATCTTCATATAAAATTAAAGCAGTACTTCTTTTTGATAGTGCAACTAACCCCAATCCAGTTAGAGTTGATGGTCCTTTACTAACAGAATATCCAGCAGGATCATTTATTGAAGATTATGAGTATGCTTTCCAAGAAGGTGACTTAGATCAATACAATGGTCGTTTTTGTAAGACTCCTGAATATCCTGAAGGTGTATACGCATACTTTATTGCTATTGACGCATCAGACGCTGGTAATCCAGTATTCCCATATGTATGTGGTTCTCAACTATACTCACAACCTGATTCTTGGAACTTCAGTCAGAATGCTGTTCAAACAAATATTCCTGCTGATGTTGTTAGATTTAGAGATCCTTATGAAAATGTTGACATAGATATTGATCGTCAACCAAACCAAGACACTGATATTCTTGTAACTGAAGATGGTCTTGAGTTAATCTTTGAAATTGAAGATACAAACCGTGATGGAGTTATTAATAACTTAGAAGATACTACACCTTATACTATTGCAGAAGAACCTGTATTACAATTATTTGATTACTACCCTAAAGTATCTACAAGATCTGAAGTTGATATTGATATTGAAACTACTACTAAATTTGAAGATGCTCAAATAGATGGATTTGTTATTGAAAATCCAGGTGTTTCTTATAAAGTTAGTGATAAATTGTTCTTTAATAATGATGATACACAAGGATTTGGTGCTTCTGCAAAAGTAAGTGCTGTTGCTGGTCTTTCTATACAGGGATATTCCTCTTATATGTCATCAGATATGCCATATGGACGTATTACAACTGCAACTGAACACGAATTACGTAGTGGTGATGAAATTATTGTTGAAGAGACACCAATATTAGATTCTACCAATAAGACATATAAAGTTAAAGTTATACCTGGTGTTGAAAATGTTACTATAACTCAGACAGGTTTAGGTTATTCTGATGATATTCCTCCAACATATGAATTAATATCTACTCAAGGTCAAGATTTTCAACTTACTTTGAATAGAACAGAGGCTGGTGCTGTTAATAGTGCTAATATTGTTAACTCTGGTTCTGGATATAGTCCTACAAATCCTCCACAGATTAGAGTATCACATCCACAAAGATTTAAGAAAGCATCATATTTCTTAGCATTTCTAAAAGAGCAGTCTGGAATCGTTTCTATTAATGATATTCAAGTAGCAGATGATCGTACATTCTATGTTTGTGGACATAGTTCTATACCTAATGGTGATACATCAGGTATGCTTGCTAAGTTTAATAGTGATGGTCGTCTTCTTTGGAAACGTGCTTTAGTTCCATCATTACCAGCATCAGGAACTAAGAATCTTAGTTTTAAGTCATTATATGTTGAAAACTCAAATCCACACAATATCTACGTTATTGGTGAATTATCTCCAAATACAACAAGTCTTGTATACAACCCTGATATAGTTGTTATCAAATATCAGTCAGGTTTTGATAATGCTAATAATCCTGATGGTATTGTTCAATGGCAACGTGATATTGCTGGTATATCTGGTACTACACGTAGAGATTATGCTACAAGCATACATTTAGATCAACTTGGTAGAGTTATGATCGGTGGTTACACTGATTCAAACTCACTCAGTCCTGATGATATGTGGGTTGCATTACTTGATCTTGATGGATCAGTAATGGAAAAACGTAAAATTGCTTCTGCTTCTGGTAACGAACATTTACATCAGTTACTTTGGAAAGCAAATGATACATTCTTATTCTGTGGTATTAGTGATCCTGCTGGTTCTAGTGATATTATTCTTGGTGAGACATTCTATGATGGAGTTACTATTGAGGTTCAGTGGTCTAAAATTATAACCAATAGTAGTTACAAGTTTACAGATCCAACAATGTCTATTGACGAATATGGATCAGTTTATGTAACTGCCACTGCTGTTAATACTGATGGTAAGAACTACGGTGTTTTATATACAAAATTTGATAATGACGTATATACTTCTACTGTTGTAAGTAAAATGTTTGTTCCTACTGGAACTTACGCAAGTTGTAAGAATGGTGGTGTTAAATTTGATGTATTTGGTAATATTGATTTATCTTGTAGCGTTGAGAGAGATTTCAATAATGTAGAATCTGTAACGAGTAAGATTTCTTGGAATAGTGGAAATATTCTTAATTCTGCTTCTGCATCTGAAACAAATGGTATTGGATATGCAGCAACTGTAGTTTCTAGTGATAACTCAGGTGATACTATTGTTGCTGGTAATAAAGTAGAATCTGTACAACTAGCAATATTTAACTGGAATACTGCTGATAATCTTGCAGAAGACACATATAATGACACTCTTGCTACTGCTACTAACAAAGCGTGGTATGCAACTGGTAATGCTGTAATAGATCAAACTAAAAAATATGATGGCACATCTGCTATTAAGTTAGATGCTCCAAACTCCTTGGCATTACAATACGGTGCTGATGTTGCAACATCTTGGACTGTTGAAGGTTTCTGGGCATTGGGTTCTACACAGTATGCAGCAAATAATACAACACCACATTTATACACTGTAACAGACAACGTTGCTAATGAAGTTAAGGTTGGTCTTGATGCTTCTTCTGGTGCTAATGCTGGTAAGGTATTCTTAGTTCTTGGTGGAGCAACAATATACTCAACTGCTACTACTTACGTAACACCTTTTAATGCTGAAGCATTTGTACACGTTGCATTTAGTAAAGAACGTGTAGGTGTTGGTAATTATGTTTATAGAGTCTATGTTAATGGTGTTGAAGCAATAAACAATACAAGTACAACAGTTGATGTTAATTTAAAAGATGTAACCATCGGACCTAAAGGTACTCCAAGTTCTTCTGATAGTTGGATAGGATGGATTGATAACGTTGCTGTATCACAAACTGCTACAAGAATTGAAGCATATACACCAGCTCTAGTAACTGGTACAAATACTACAACTCAAGCATTCATATACAAACTTGATAAAGATAAAACAAAACTTGGTTCATTCACTCTAAACGATGTAGAGACAGGACATACCTTAACAACCGCCTCCAACAGCAGTTATACGTTTAATACCCAATCTACTACTGTTAGTCCTTGGGCAATAGGTCCTGCTGGTATTCAAATCCTTGACTATGGTGATGTTGTTGCAAATCACGTACCAGGTTCATTAACATTTACATCTACTGATGAAACATTTGCAAGCAGAACTGCAACTATTCCAACACCAGGTGGTAAGAAATTACTTCTAACAACTACTGTTATACCTAAGTTTTACTTTAGAGATGCAAAATACTCTAGTATTGACCTTGTAAAAACTCTTACATTTAATCAAAATGCAACATTTACTAAAGGTTCTACATTACAACAGTATTCTGTTATTGGTGGTGCTGATGTAGTCAGTGCATATGGTGTAATTGTTGATACTGGAGTAAACTTTGTTAGGATTGGTAAGATTATTGGTACATTTGACAACACAAAACTTCTAAAATCAACTGCTGGTGATGCAAACGAGTTAGCTCAGAGTTTTGTAGAAGAGAGTACATATCCACAATGGGTAACTAATAACCCATACACTACTGGTGACATCGTTTATAACGATAAAAAGTGGTACACTGCATCATCAACTGCCACATCTGGTACTATTGCACCTGTTCATACTGGTGGTACAACAACTGATGGTAACGTAAACTGGGCATATACGTCTGCTTCAGGTATTTTCATAGTAGATCTTGCTAATACTTCTTATAGTGGTGGTACTTTAAATCAATTTGCTTCTTGGAAACCATTCTCAGCATCTGATTACACTATTAAGATTGAAGAAATCTATTCTGATTCTACCTTTATTAAAGGAGATACTATTGATGCTGATGCTGTTAACCTAACTTTCTCTGTTGATGCTACTGGAAAGGTTGCAACATTTGGTGGATTGCTTGGTGTTAAGAAAATTAGTATCGCTGCAACACTTAGTAAGGACGTTGTACCTTCAGGATCACTTGCAAATACAGATATTGTTTATTGTTCTGCTACTAGCAGACATAATTTTGAAGTTAATGATATTATATTCACTGAAAACTTCTCTTCAAACGAATATAATGGATCATTCTTCATTAAAGAGATATTTACATCAAGAGACTTTACATATAATTTAAGAAGCACTGCTGTACAAGATCCAACCTTCTCTGGAAGTGGATCTTCAGTATCTAACGTCAATATTTACGCTAAACATCCTAAATTACTCTTTGTTAGAGGTCATCAGTACATCTTTGACCTTGATGACTCTTCTAACTTAGGTTATTACTTGTCATTCTCTAAGGATAACCAGTTTAAATTGGAATATCCTTTCATTAACATCTTGAGAGAAGGTACACCAGGTTTCACTGATGATGATTCACCAACTCCGTTGGTTAAATTTATTATTAATGAAGATGTTACTAACATCTCATACTATTTTGATCCGTCAAGAACTCTTCCATCCAACTCTCCTGTTGGTGAAGGATCGTTTATTGACGTTATACCATCACCTTATGCAGGAACATTCACTGTTACAGGAACCAGCAATGCTGGAAAAACATTCGACTTCGCTTTACTAAATGAACCAGAAAAAACTACTGCTGCTGTGGGGAACAATGAATTCGGTCTACCTCGTAGTTCTTACAGTACAACATCTTCAAAAGCAATTGGACCTATTGCGAGCATCAAGCTGGTAAATCCAGGTGGATTCTACCAAAAATTACCTATTGTTAGTGACATTGCATCTAACAGAGAAATAGAAAAAGTTCGTATCACTAATGGTGGTACAGAATACGTAAATGGCATCTATTATAACGTTCCTATCGGTGGAGATGGTGAAGGTGCTTCTTGTAATATCACGGTTACTGATGATGGTGACTTTACTGGTGTTATCACTGCTGTTGAACTAACATCTGCTGGTAAAGGATATACTACTGCATCTATTGACATTGATGCCATACCTGGTATCTTAGGACCTCTACTTGCTGGTTCTGGTGGTATTCTTGATGTTGTTATACCTTCTGAAGGATCAGGTGCATCTGTGTTCTTACAAGGTAAATCAATCGGTAAGATCAAAAAACTTAAGAACAATGAATTTGGTTTCGGTTACTCTCACGACTATACACTAAAACCTGAGATAACATTCCCCGTAAACCTTCAACTGTTTAATACCGCTTTACTAGCACAAATTAAGATAACTGATCCAGGTTCTGGATATACTTCAACTCCTGCTGTTGTAATCGAAGGTGGTGGTGGATCTGGTGCTGCTGCTGATGCAATAGTTAAAAACAACAGACTTTCTGAGATTATTATTAAAGATCCTGGCTCAGGATACAGTTCTGAACCATCAGTTACACTTAAATCAGAATTTAACTACGTTGTTAACGTTGATTTGGGATATCTACAGTTTAACTTCCCACACGGTATAACAAACGGAGCACAAGTACAATTAAGAGCAGAAAGTCTTGGATCTACAGTTGGTATTCTACCAAAACCAAGTTCTGCTGGTTTGGTTAGTTTATCTTCTTCTCAGACTTACTATGCTATTGCTGGAGAGGCAAATGGTCTTGAATCTGACCAGTTACGTATCTCTCTAACACAGTTAGATGCTGAATCTGGTTCTTACATCACATTCTTGACACAAGGTGAAGGTAGACAGGTACTTCTTACTGAGGTATTTGGTGGTCAAGCAACTGCTATCGTTGAAACATCTCGTTTCTTAGAGGGTGAACTTGTTTATCAAGGTTCATCTCTTGAACTTGCATCTGCTACTGGTTATGTTTCTACTAACGAAGGTTGGCAGATCGGACCTAGAATCCTTAAACTTGAGAACTATGACGGTGTATGGTTATCTGGTGAACGTGTAACAGGTCAAGTTTCTCGTGCATCTGGTTTGATTGATAACCTCTCTATTGCAAGAGGTACACTTGAAATTGCATCTCTAACCACTACACCAGGTCAATTTATCGATGACGTTGGTAAACCATCAGAGATTGTTCAGAAAATTCAAGATAGTTACTTCTATCAGAACTTCTCCTACGTTATTAAGTCTCAGACACCTATCAACCAGTGGAGAAAACCAGTTCTTGAAACAAACCACCCTGTTGGATTCAACCTATTTGGTGAACTAGCAATTACTGGTGGTAAAGATATTTCTGGAAGAAAGGTTGTATCTGACCTTGTTAAAGAAGTTAATATCAACAGTTTCACTAATATTAACCAGATTACATCATTTGCTAACGCACAACCAATATACACTGAGTTTAATAATACTGAAGTATTATTCAGACAGAAGAGACTTACTAACTCTGAGGAAATCTTAACCTCTATTGTTAAGAAGATTGATAACATCTCTGAGCAATTTGATGGGATTAAAACCCAGTTCCCTCTCAATGTTGAAGGTTCATCAGTAACTGCAACAGAAGACCAGATGTTCATTCTGTTAAATGGTGTTGCACAGTCACCAGGTACTTCATTCTCTACAACAGGACCTTCTATAGTATTCTCAGAAGCACCTAAAGCACCTTCTAGAATTAAGTTCAGACAGGTACAGTTCTCACAACTTGTCATTACTAGAATGACATTTAGTACTATTGGTGGTATCTTCCCATTATTAGGTAATACAGTTCGTTCTCTACAAAATGAAGGTACTGCTTTAGTAATTGATTCAGGTGTTGATTATATTGATGTTCTTAGTGTAGTTGGTAGTTTCCAAATCAACGATAACGTCCTCGCCAGTTCAACTGGGTTTAATGCCGTACTATCTAACGTTCAACAACTTACATCTAAGACTATCTACGAACAAGGTGAAAGAATTACTAACCTACAAGGTAAGTTTGCTATTATTGAAGAGAATAACTTATTAGATGGTGTTATATCTGATGACTTAGTTGTTTCTCGTACATCTGGTACTGCTGCATATGAAACTGGTGAATTTGAAATTAAGTTTAATGATATAATTTATTCTGCACGTTCTAAGATTGCAGCAGCAGTTATTAGTATTGCTCCTTACCAAGATTCAATATCTAATCAAATTATTGATACTGTTGATTTATCTCCTTCATCCACTTTCTTTGGTCTTGTATTCCAGAGAGTTCCTTCTATTACATATCCTAATGTTATTCTTGATAACATATCAGAAACAGTTATTAACCCAACTGAACTTTATACCGATACTGCAAATAACCAAGACTTCTTAGACTTTGAAAACGTACGTAACCAAGAAATACGTTATGATAATTTAACTGGTACTGATTTTGCTGCTGGCACAGATGTTCGTTTGAAGAAATTATTCTTCACTAACTCATCAATGAGAATCCAACCTGATACTCGTGCATTTAACGCAGCAGAGGCATTAGAAAAGAACGCTGAGTTTATCGCTGAAGAAGCCGTGGGATTAATGTTGGCTTTCTACCCCTCCTTTACTATTCCAACAGGTAATCAAAACTGTATTGATGATATAGTTGATGTTCTTAATATGATTGCTTGGCAAGTTAAGTTTGATGGTAACTCTGAAGTTTGGGATATCGCTAATACTTACGTTCAAGGAAACTCAATATATCACGTTGATGGGCAAGTAGCACAGACTGTATATGCAATGGAGAGAGCAAGAGATCTTGCTCTTAAGTGCATCAATATGGAAGTTATAGTTGCATCTCATACTACAAAACAACAGTGGAGAGATACAACTGTAACTCCTGAGTATGTGGTGACTGATAATAGTCACGGTGATGCTAGAGCACTATTACTTGCTAACAAATGGTATATTGCTCACGAGTCATTACATTATGCTAAATTACAGAATCCTGGTTATACAGTTTCAGGTGGAGATGAGCATTGTCTATCTGATATTGTTGATGTTATTGAAGCATTAGGTTATAACACTGCACACGGTGGTAATGACTTCATATGGGAAGCAACTGATCGTATTCTTCACTATGGTGTTACTTCAGGTGATAGAAACACTATTGTTAATGCTTTCACAAAAGCAAAGACAATGGCAATTCAGATTATACAAAATAATGCTGTTACTAAAGTAGATACTTCACACGGTTGGGTTCAGGTTATTGATAGTTCAATTACTAATGATCCTGGTAATTGTGCTGCTGTACAATCAACCATCACTACATTGATGGACATTCTTATTACCAATCTTGGTACAACTGCATCACCTGGTACAAGAGAAGCATTCCAAGCAGCAGTAACTAAGACTGCACCTCAAGCAGATTACTCATCAGGTAGACTTTCATATCCAGTAGGTGATAATGCTTGTGTAAACCAAACATCTGCTGTAACTAACTTCTTTAAGATTATTACTGATACTCTTTTAGATCCTACTGGGGCAGATAAAACAACATATCAATGGTCTATCTTTAACTTACAAAGAGTTGAACCAGCATATGCTTTCCAAGATGCTGAGACTATTAAGTGTGTTAAACACAGTTATAAGAATAAGTCATCAGGTGGATTCTTCGTATTTGGTGATTTAGTTAAAGGTATAACATCTGGAAATACTGCATCAGTTATTGGTTCTAATGGTGGTAACAAATGGATTTACAGTAAAGATCCTAGTGGAGCATTTACTGTTGGAGAATATATTACTAACACTCTATTAACTAATGTTGGTGTTACTGTAGATAATCTAGATTATGCTGTTGGTACTGGATCATTAGATTTCAATGGTAGTGCACATCTAACATATCCAGCAACTGATAAACTTGCTCTAGGTGATGGTTCTGTTGCTGCTGGTGACTTTACTATGGAATTATGGATAAAAGCAACTTCTGTTAGTGGAGTACAGATGTTACTAGACTTCCGTAGTAGCACATCTGATACTGGTGCATTCTATCTACTACTTAATAATAATCAAATTCGTTGGAATGTAGGTAATAGTGATAGAATTACATCTACTGGGGTAGTTGCAAATACTTGGACACATATTGCTGTAACTCGTTCTACTGGTGTTACAAGATTATTTGTTGGTGGAACATTAGCAGGAAGTTATACAGATAATACAAATTATGGTAACTTACCAATTAAGATTGGTGCAAATGCTTCTAACTCTACAGCATTCACTGGTCATATGGAAAACTTTATGGTCAAGAAAGGAATTGCTGAATATACAGCATCCTTTATACCATCAGCAGTATATGATTCTTCTGATCTAAATCTATCATTTGGATTTGATGGTGAGGCACCTATTCCTATTATTAAAGGTGAAATATATGCTACCTTCCAACAATCAATTACATCAACTGCATCTGCTGATGGTATAGAATTGTGGAGAAGTGAAATAATGACTGAAGAGGTTGATCTTAGTCGTCAGGTAGAAAGAGATTGTGCAGATATTATTGAAACAAACAAATTCTGGATTGCTGAAGAAGCAGTGGGTAGAATGAAAGCTAAGTATCCAGACTTTGTGATACCTGGCGATACTGGTACATCATTATCAGGTACAAATAAGTGTTTGAGAGATACTTATGAGTATATTATTCCTGCAATTTATAAAGATCTTAGATATGGTGGTAATTATAATAGTATTATTATTGGTAGAGGATATCTTGCTAACCAACAAGGTGAATTAGCACACGTTAATGAAGAACTACTTCAATCAATGTATGTTTGGAGAGAAGTTGCTAAACTTTGTATCGATGTAATTACAAAAGATCAAACTGATTTAACTGGGGAGTACACAACACGTATTCGTGTTCCAAATTACTTCAGTGCTACACCTGGCAGTAACATCACAACTTATATTATGTCATTGATGGATGACCTTCTTGATGTATTAGGTCCTACAGGACATAGATTTAGAGATGGTGCTGATTTACTATACTTCAACCGTAAATGTATTGCTGATGAAGTTGTTTACTGGTTAGAAGAAAGATATACAGTTAATATCAATAACGTAGATGTAAATCAACTTTATATACCTGGTGGTTCACCTGGTCGTGAGAAGTGTGTAAGAGATATTAGGGATCATATCATTCCTGCTATTGCTACAGATTTAATTACTGGTGGTAACTCTAATGCTCAAGGAATTATTGATTCATACTTGAATAGTGCTGGATTTATAGGTGATGTAGAACACGAGTTACTTCCAATGCTAGAAGCGATTGGATATGCTAAGTGGTTGATGGAAAAAGCACTACAAAACTTATTACTATCTCGTAATGAGAATATTGCTAATCTTCCTGCTGGTTCTACAAATGCAAATACTATTGATGACTTCTTCCAGTTCCAATACACTGACTTACCAGCATTTAGAAAAGCATATGATGCAGCAGTTAACTACGACTTAACAGGTAACATAATAACAGAAAGTACATTCTATCCTCCAGATCCAAAGATCTACACAGGATCACATCGTGCTTTAGATGCTGCTAATCTTATTGGTGCTAACAAACGTACTATTGCTGAAGAAGCAGTTGATCTAACAGTTAAACAAAGTGCATTCAAACATTATAACTTCAGAGTACCTGGTGGTAAGGTTCATTGTGAAGATGATATTGTTGATATCTTAGAAGGTGTTATGCACGATTTAAGATTTAGTGTTAACGAGAAAGTATACGAAGCATCTGAATTATATTTGAATACTGATATGGGTCTGAAGCACGTGACAGATCAAGCAGATGAAACCATCTATGCTATGAGAATGGCACGTGATATGGCAATCCTCGCCATCCAGAACAAACTTGGGTTTAATCCCTATGAATCTGCATACGAATCAGGTGGAGCACTCGGTGGTGGTGGAGGTGGTATAGAATCACGTCCTGATTACGATTATAACGCTGGTGGTGGATTTGCAACATCAACTGAAGCTGGTAACAAGTATTACGATGCTTCTAATGAAATTAAAAATAATTTAAGATTTATCGCTACTACTGCTGTAGGTCGTGGTTTGTCACAATATTCTAGTCTTACATTTGGTGGATATGGTTATCAGTCTTGTGTTGATGATGTAGTTGATGTTCTTGAAGCAGTTACATTTAACTTAGCACACGGTGGTAACAATATTGTTTGGTATGCTAGTGATTTCTATATCACTATTAGTAATGCTGTACAACACATTAACTCACAAGCAACACAAGTTAAGTATATCTTTGAACAAGCAAGAGATATTGCTATTCAGGTAATGAGACAAGAGTTAGTTACTGTTAATGGATATACTGAAGGATATGCTGTCTACGATAACACTATTACTATTGATAACAACGGTGCAACAACTGGACAGTTAACTCCTACAGATGCAACATATACTCCAACAAACGGTAATCTAGTTCTTACAAAAGCAGGACACAATCTTCAGGTTGGTGATAGTATTACTCTTGATCCAAATTCATTAGTATTTAATTGTGCATTTGATGGTAATCAGTCTAACAAATCATATCCAAGACCTTGGGATCCAGCCTCTGGTGCAACTCTACCAATCACTGCAAGAACAAATGATACATTTACTGTAGACGTTGGTACAACATCTAATGGAACTCACGATGTAGGATATGCTATTTACGAAGAAGCAACTGGTAATCTATTCTTAGATATTGGTAATCATAATCTTACTGCTGGTAGACATATCAGATTACCTGATAACGCAGTTACATTTACCTGTACAAAAGATGGTAATTCAACCAACCATTCTTATCCTCGTTCAACAGATTATGCTAGTGGTAAATCATTAGAAGTTTTACAAGTAACAGATTCTACATTTACTGCAACTGGAGCAACATATAATCCTATAACTGGTATTATGGTGATCACTTCTGTTGCTCACGGATTTAATAATGGTGATCAGGTAATGTTTGACACTAATTCATTGAACTTTACTTGTTCAATGGATAATTATGGTAGTGTTCATTCATATCCTCGTTTAACTGACCCTGCTCATAACATATATCTTCCTGTTCAGAATAAAACTAATGATACATTTGAAGTTAATGTAGGTACATCTCCAACACAATTATACAGTCCATCTAATGCTGTATATAACCCAACAACAGGTGATATGGTTATCACAATCGGTAGTCATAGTTTAGTTGCTGGTGCACACATCAAACTTTCTGATAATGCTTTCACATTCACTTGTTTAGAAGATAATAACGCAACAACTCACTCATATCCTAGAACAACAACTACTACTCATACCTCAACTGACGCATCATATAATGGACAAACAGGTGTGATGAATCTTCGTGTTCCTCAACACGGATTTGCAAATGGTGATCAAATAAAGATTGCTGATAATTCTATAACATTCAGATGTGCAGAAGATAACTATCAGACTGATCATACATATCCACGTGCTACTGACCCTGCATCTGGATCTTGGTTAGAGATATCTAACGTAACTTCAAATACATTTGACGTTACTGTTTTATTATCTACTGAAATACCTTCTACAAACACAACAACTCATACATATCAAACTTCTACTTCTGGTAATATTACTTGGAAAAAAGATAGAGCATACGATGTTCCTCTAACAGTCAAGAGTGCTACAGACACAACAATCACGGTTAATGTTTTAGCATCTGGTAGAACTCCTTCTACAAACACAACCACTCATACATTCGTTAGTGCTGCTGCAAACTCAGTCAGTGTTGGTGGAAATTATACACATACATTTGTATCTGCTACACCTCACGGTATTAGATTTAGAAATGGACGTATTAAGGTTAATGTAAACCCAACACCTACAAGTGAACAATATCCACATACATTTGTAAGTGCAACATCTGGTGCTGTAGAGTATGGTGGAAATTATGCACACACATTTGTAAGTGCTAGTTCTAATGCAGTCAACTGGGTACAAGGTGGTGGTGGAGCAGCTCGTTGTTCTAACCAAGCATCTGCTATTACAACATTGATGAATATTACTGTCAATCTATTTGATTCAAGTAATACAAGTAATCCAAGATCATACTTAGATAATATTACAAGAACACTACCAGGTGAATGGCCACTGACAGGTGAACGTGCTTCTGTAAGAGATACAACAATCACATATGACACTGCTGGTAATGGTGAATGTGCTGTTGTAGCGTCTTCAATCAATACATTATTCTCTATACCAATAGGTGTTATCAGAGAAGCTGCTGCTGGTAATGGTAGTTACCTTGTAAATCAAAGTATTACTAAGACTTCTACTCCTATACCTTATTCTTCTGGTAATACACTATTCAGTGGTGGTGGTATTTGTTACAACGTAACATCTGCTGCTACAACATTAGCAGACTTAATTGAGGATACATTGGGTGGTGCACCTGAGATGTATCGACAGGCAGCAAAACTATTGATGTTTAACCACGAGTATATTGATAAAGAAGCATATTATAAGTCAGTCAATAATTACTCAGGATATGCTGCTGAAATTGTATTTGGTACAAATATCCGTAAGGCAATGATATACGATATAATTACTGGTGGTAATATAGCAACTATTCAATTAGTTAATAGTTGGTTTGATAGTAATGGTAACTTTGTTGCTTATCCTGGTGTCTTTAGAACATACTTGATATATCACGCTGAAGCAATAAAAGAATATATGGTTAATACCGTAGAGCAAGATTGTCTCAACCCAGGTCCTAATAACTCTGAGGTTCCTTATACTAATAGAGAATTACGTCCTACTGCAACTGCTGTACATAAGATTCATCAATTATTCCACTTAGTAATGACAGGTCTTGAGAAATCCTCACTTCCTACAGTATATCTAACTGAACCTGTTGATGTTGGTGTTGCTGTCAATACTGATGGTTCTATAGATTCTGTTGGTCATAAATTTGAAGCATACGATGTGGTTAATTATATTGTTCTTGGTACTGCTATTACAGAACTTGATAGATCACAATATTATATCCATCCAAATACAACTGCAAACAAAATATACCTAGCAGAATATATTGACGGAGATGTAATAACAAGTCTTACACCTGGCACACCTGGTCAAATTCATACATTCTCTGTTGGTGTTAATAACGGTATCGAACGTGTTGAAACCACATATGGTACTAGAGATATTCCTACACCTATAAGTGGTGGTATTAATACTGCTGATATATTCTTCGGTGGTACAAGTGGTGCATATGCTGAAGTAATCAGAATACAAGATAACCTTGCAAAAGTTCTATACAAAGTAGATTACGTTCCAGTAACACATACAAGTGGAGCTGTTAAGTTTACAAATGGTGAGGTTATTGTTAAGACAGGTGCTACAGGAAATTCTGGTACAGTTCTTGCAACTGACAATGCAACTTATATTAAGATAGTAATGACTTCTGGAACATTCGCAAATTCAGATAATCTTGAGGGTGTTACATCAGGTGCAACTGCTACTGCATCAGCATCTCCACATAAACGTATCCTTGTCAACTTCAAACAGGGTGAATTTATCGCTACGGATATAATATACAGTAAGCAAGACTCTGGAAAAGCAAATGCTCTTATTGTTAGAAATAATGATGGTTCATTGCTTGACAATCAATCAGGTCGAGTAACATATGATGTATCCACTGTAGTAGGTTCGTTTGAACCTGGTGATGTTATTTACGGTTCTGTCACTGATCAGATTATTGAGGTTGAAGGATTCAATCAATTACCTAACTTTGGTGAGTATCTCCATACAACAACGATTACCAGATTTACATATTCTGCGTTAATTACTGATACTGGAGTTAGTGATACATTCCAAGTTGGTGATACCTTACAATTACAGAATGCTGGACAGTCTGTAGGACATACATTTGTTGTTACTGAGCACGATGCCGATAACAATTACGTATACCTTGCAAATGAAACAGGTAGATTCTCTGCTATTGGTGATGACTTAACAGTTGTTGCTGGTGACGCTGCATATACACTTTCTAAGATTCCTGCTGGTTCAAACTTCCCAAGTGTTTATACACAAGGAATTGCTGCGGTAACTATTACAAATACGAGTGCATATGGAAGAATCGAAAAAATTGAACAAATTGGTATTCGTGCGATCATTCATTTGGGTGATACTTCTGGAACATTCGTCAAGAATGCTCAGATCATCGGTGATTATGGATTCAGAGGTGCTTGTTCTGTTGCTAAGACTTTACGTGGTCGTGTTAGAAGGTTCTTTAGAGGATTTGACGGAGTACAGAAAAACTTTAAATTAACTCAAACTAACGGTACAGCATACTTCCCAGATCCTGCTGGACATATGATGATATTTGTGAATGGTATTCTACAACCACCAGGCGGTAATAACGCATTTACTGCGTTCTCAGATAATATTCAGTTCACTGAAGCTCCTGCTGCTGGATCTAGTTTCCACGGTGTTTACGTAGGTAAGTTAAGACAGTTAGATGATATATCATTCGACTTTGATTCATTACGTAACTCATTCAACTTGAAGTTAGCTGGAGTCTTCTACTCACTAACACTAACTGATGGTGTACAAAGTAATACGATATTACCTGAAAATAACATTATCTGTCAGTTAAATGGTGTTATTCAGGAACCAGGTATTGGTTTTGAACTTGTTGGTTCACGTATTATCTTCTCTGAAGTTCCTCGTGCTGGTTCTACGTTCGTTGCATTCTCTTACGTTGGTTCTGATGTTGACGTTATTGCTGCAACAGTCGTACCTCCTATTGAATCTGGAGATAACTTATTCATTGAAGGTGAAGAATTTGAAAGAGAAGTTGCTCTTATTGAATCTTCTAACTCTCTAATTACATTCGAGTATACAGGATCTGTACGTGGACGTAATGCAGATGCCCTTGCAACTATTGAGAAAGGACGTATTACTGAAGCAATACTTACAAACTCAGGTGATGGTTATACATCTCGTCCAAACGTTGATGTGATTTCCTCCTCTGGTTTTGGTGGTAAGATCAAAGCACTTGTTGGTCTCGCACGTATTGATGTTAAGAACGCAGGACAAGGATATGTACAACCTACAGTTACTGTTTCAACAACAGTTGCAGATACATTCTTAGGACCTACAGGTGAAGGTGTTAATGGTGGTATTGATATCTACGATCCTAATTACGTTCCAACAGGTGAATCTCAAGCACAAGGTGAATCATTCATCAATATTGCTTCTCAACCAGTTAACGTAACTGTTAACCAAGGTCAGACTGCTGCGTTTACTGTAGTTGCAACCACAACACCTAGTGGAAATACAATCAATTATCAGTGGCAGAAGAAGGATTACGGAACTGATACTTGGATAAATATTGATGGTGCTACATCAAGTGTTTACACTACTCCTGCTACAACTCAGGGTGATGGTGGCGATGAATTTAGAGTCGGATTAACATCCACAGGTGCTACACCTATACTCTCTAACGCTGCTACATTGACAATCAACATCGGTGCAACAACTGTTGATAACTTCACACCTGACCAAATATTCGATGACAACTAATGGCAGCAGAAGGTAGTTACAATCCAGCGACGAAGATATTAACCATAACAGGTGATGGGATGCCAACTCCTGTAGCTTATGGTACATTTCCTAATGAAAATAATCCAAACACAGTAGCAGCATATACTTTCAATCATTCTTTCTTGTATAGAGGTGGTGAAAATACAACTGGTGCTAGTTCAGTTCCATTAGGTATTGTTGGTTTTACTTCTAACGGTGTTGCTATATTTAATCCCAGTGCTGGTTCTGGTGGTAGTCCTCCTACAGGATTTCATTGGGTTGCCACTGCTGACTATGGAATGGTTAATTTTGGTGAAGATAGTTATGGTGGACATCCTGAGTCAACTGGACAGTATCATTATCACGATGGTGAACTTTTAACTGGTTTACAAGAGAACCAGGTAATGAGTTCATATAATGATTACTATGGTCAGAGTCAATTTGGACAAGATAATTTACGTCATCCTGATGGACATTCTAAAATAATAGGATTTGCATTTGACGGTTATCCTGTATATGGACCATATGGATATAATTTACCAACAGATAATACTTCTCCAGTAGTACTTATGGAGACAGGGTATCAAATGAGAAGTAGTATTGCTACTAATCGTCCTGCATATGGTTTAACTTTAGCAAACCCTCCTAAAGGATCTTTGATGGAGGATTATGAATATAACGTTAGCAAACCAGGTAGACATTTAGATGTTTATAATGGTCGTTTCTGTCATACTCCAGAGTTTCCAAGTGGAACATTTGCATATTTTATAACATTGTGGAGTGATGAAACTGAATCAAAAGAGTATACAGTAACTGTTACAAGTGAATCAAATGGTAACAAATACAGAATTGATGGCGTACTTTATCCAAACTTAACATTTGTTAAAGGTAGTACATATAAGTTTATACTTTCTGATAATAGTGTTGCTAATCACCAATTATTATTTTCTGATGCGAGTAATGGTTATCACGGTGCTGGTACAACATACACAACAGGTGTAACTACAGTAGGATCTGCTGGTGATGCTGGTGCATATACTGAGATCACAGTTGCTCAAGATGCACCGTCACAACTGTATTATTTCTGCTCTCTTCATTCTAATATGTCTGAGAGTAGTGTAATAACTGTGGTTCCTAATCGTCACCTGACTCCTAAGTTTCCATACATATTTGGTCTTTCATCAAAACAGACGCTAAATATACCTAGCAACCAAGGTGTTGGTGCACCTCCTGCTAGTGGAGGTGAAAGTGAAGGAGGTAGTGGCACACCACAAACACCTAGTCTGGTAATTACAAATCAACCTACCAATGCAACTATTGCTGATGGTGGTACACAAACTTTCAGTTTGATTGCTGTAATTGAACCTGAAGCTGGTACTATTGCTTACCAGTGGCAAGTATCTACCGATGGTGGATTTACTTGGGCTAACCTTACAGGACAGAATAACTCTTCCTTACAAGTAGTAGCACAAGCGTTTATGTCAGGTTACAGGTATAGATGTGTGTGTATAGGTCCTGTTGGAGAACAGACACAAGCATCTAACTCACCTCTTGCAAGTAACTTAGCAATCCTCACCGTAACAGGTGGAACGAGTCAACAAGATACATCTGGTATTTTGAAGTGGGACAGTAATGTCGGTAAATTTGATATGACTTCAGTTCCTTTTGATAGGGACAATAATAACCCAGACTTTACTAGAAATAATATTAGACTTGACGCAACTAATTATGAATTCGACCTTACATAAATAAAAACGTAGAATAACCCCCCTACTATGGCTAAACAGAATCTTAATATTGGTGTAAGTGCCAATGATGGAACAGGTGATACCCTGAGAGACGGTGCTATAAAACTCAATAATGTTATAAACGAGTTATATACCTATCTTGGCGATAACACCAACCTACAAGTTTCCATTGGATCACCATCAACAAACCAAGTCCTAAAATGGAACGGTTCAGTATTTACTGAAGGACAACTTGCTGCATCTAATCTGACAGACGTGGACGTTAGTGGGGTTACTAACGGACAGGTTCTTAAGTGGAATACTGCAAATGCTCGCTGGCAGCCAGGCGACGATCTACAAGGTGGTGGTGGCGGTGGTTCATCAATTACTAACCTAACCAATAATGGTTCTGGTAACGTTGTTGTAAATACTCACTTCTTACCTAATAGTGATAATACATTTGATCTTGGATCTACAACTCTAAGATTCCGTGATGGTTATTTTACAAACGCATCTATCTTCTTGGGTGATACTGCTATAAGTGCAGATCCAACTACACAAGAATTACAAAGAAAGAAAAAGAAAACACATACTGTAGAAAGTATTAACACAGGTGCAACTAGAACTGTATCATCAAAACTATCTTCTGAAGACTCAACACAAGAAGAACAATTCAGAACTCGTTTTAGTGCTATGACAGCTGGTACTAAGTTGCATATTGAAGATTCAACTGGTGCAAAGGCAGAGGTTGATTTTGCATCATTTACTGCTGAAAACGGTGGTGCACGTGGTTTTATTACTGTTACTGCTGCTGGTGCAAACCAATCTCAGGAATTGTCAACCACAAACCCTGTTCATATAACATCTGTCAATAAGATGTTGAGTGAAGATGAAACAGGTACAGTTTCAATAACAGGACAAAAATTAGATTTTGGTAGTAGCAATACTATTGAATTTGATGGTTCTGGTAACTTACAGATTCCAGAGTCTGCTGAAATTAAATTTGGTAGTGGTGCAAATAAAAAACTATCATTTGATGGTAGTGACAACTTGATTCTTGCTGCTGGTACAGATATTCAGTTTGGTGCTACTAACAAAATTAGTATGGACGCATCTGGTAACTTAACAGTTCCAGACGGTGAATTACGTTTTGGTACAAGTGCACGTAAATTAAAAATTGATACTGATGGAAACTTAGAACTTCCTGCTAACGGTACAATTAATATTGGTACCAAAAAAATGAAGATTGGTACTAATGGTGATCTTGAAGTTGATAATGGTAGTGGATTTAATGAGATTGGTGGTGGTATTGGTTCTCAGTTGAACAATGCTCCTGCTGGTTCTTCTATTATTAAAGGACACGATAACTCTACTATCTACAAACCATCTCCAACAATTTTATATGTATTCACTAATAATGGTATGACGAATTACATAGTAAATGGACCTGGCTCTGCAAGTAATGCTGCTAATGGTCCTCTTGTAGTTCATAGAGGATTCACTTATGATCTTAAGAATGCTGCTGGTGGACATCCACTAGAAATTAGAACTTCTGATCAAGGTTCAGAATATACAGGTGGAATTTCAGGAAGTAAAACAGCACTTCAAGTTTGGACAGTCCCATTCGATGCTCCAAGCACTCTTTACTATCAATGCACGTCACACCCTGCAATGATAGGTACAATCACAGTCAAATGATTAAATGGCAAGAACAGTCCCAGGACAAGGTGCAGTAATTGAACCACTCTTTAATTCTATATTTGGCGTTAGAGATGTTTTTGTGGTGGATGGCGGTAGTGGTTATAACCAGTCTGACCCACCTCAGTTAACTATTGGTAATTGTGGAACTCCTATTAGAGAGGCAGTTTTAGAACCCATAATTGTTAATGGTCAAATTGCTGCTGTAAAAGTATTAGATCCTGGTGAAGGATATGATCCATTTAGAATCAATATAGAAACTGCTGGTAATGGTAAAGGTGCAAAAGCAAAAGCAATATTATTCGAGACAGATCAAATTGATATTAATGGTAATGTATTTGCTCCTGCTGGATCAATTCAATACATTCAGGTTTTATCTAATGGAGATGAATATTTTTCAGACGTTGTAACTGCTACAGTTCAAGGTGGTGGTGGATCTGGTGCTGAACTACGTCCTGTTACGGGGCTTGTAACGGGTTTATCATTAGAAACTGCTGGATCTAATTATGAAATAGGTGACGTTAACTTAATTGTATCTGGTGGTGGTGGACAGGGTGCAACAGGTGTTGCTGACGTTAATGAATTTGGTATTGTTAAATCAATCAATATATCGAATCAAGGTGAATTTTATGAGACACCTCCTGTTATTTTATTAAATGGTGGTGGTGGATCTGGTGGTAAAGCATTAGCAACTGTTGATCTTGGTGCTATTACTAATATTTCTGTTACTAATCCTGGTGGTGGATATTCAACTGCTCCCTCAGTTCTCTTTACTAGAAATACAAACTTAACTAAAACATCAAGAAATAGACAGTCATTTAACTCTACGATATATGATATTACTGGTCTATTAACAAATGTTGATGAGAATGATCAAACAATATATGTTCAAACAACTGATCCATATCCAGGTTCAGGAAAAATATTAATTGGAAGAGAAGTAATAAGATATACAGGTAAAACAGGTACATCATTTACTGGTTGTGACCGTGCACTAAACTTTAGGTACGATCAAAAAGTGACATTAGATGCACTTGCAGATGCTAATAATATATCAGGATATAATTTCTTTGTTGGTGATAGAGTTGTCAGGACTAATGAAAGTTCTGGTAATAAAATTGCTAGGGTATATGATTGGATACCATCTGAAAGAGCATTGTATCTGACATTTGAAGTTGACGAACTAGCATTTATTGATGGTGGTTCATCTCAAATTAAATCTCAGGTTATTGACTTTTATGCTGGTGTTGCATCATCTACTCAAACTGGTGTTGAACCACATAACATTGTTGATTCAGCAGGATCAACAATAGTTACATTAACAGTTCCTATCAGTTCAATATCTGATAAAGCATTTGAAGATATTGCAGAACTTCAAGGTGCTGGTGATGGTATACCTGATTTGATCAATACTGGTACTGATTTTGCTGGAGAGATAAATCTAGATGGTGGTATAGCATCATCATTATATGGTATTGAGGAAACATTAGGTGGTACCAATACAACATTGTTTGCTGTTGGAGACCAAATGTCTGATGGTTCTAATCCTCCACTATCACCCACAGTATCTGTTGCGGGTCAATTAGGTGATGGGGATGTACACGTTGCACAAGTAGATTTCTTATTCCGTTCACATACAACAGGTAACTATTCTATAGGTGAAACAGTTGTAGGATCTATCACTGGTATCACTGGTATTGTTACCGCTTGGGATGCAACAACAAAAACCTTATCAGTAGGTTCAACTGTAGGAAATTCTGGTAATTTCTTGTGGAATAATAATGAAACAATCACAGGTAATGGGTCTGGAATTGTAGGAACGATACAACAAATTTACTATCCTTCCTCAGTTCGCAATGAACCTGATTAAACCTAGTATAAATAAAAGGAAGGCAATAGCAGTCATATGGCACTACTAACTGACCAATTTAGAATATTCACTGCGGAGAAGTTCATCAAATCACTCGAAGGTCCTGATAAGAACCAGAGTGACATAGCTGCTGGTGCAAACAGAGATCGCTTGTATGTTTTTATTGGTAGACCCCAAGAATGGGACAACGAAAACAATCCACCAACCCCTGTTGATTCATTTCAGGAGTTCTCTGACTCATATGATGATATGATCTCAATGAAGCGTGTTCTAGCGAATGACGCTGTACAGGTTATACGTCGTATTGACTGGATACCCCCAGAACAAACTACTGGTGGTTTGGGTTATGTGTACGATATGTATCGTCACGATTATTCATCTAGTAAGACTGCATCTTCTGGTGCTACTAAATTATATGACGCAGATTTCTACGTTGTAAACAGTTCATATCAAGCATATAAATGTATCTACAATGGAACATCGCCCTCAGATCCGAATGGTAAACCATCAACGGTTGAGCCGACAGGTACATCTACATCTATTATCACGACTGCTGATGGTTATCGTTGGAAGTATATGTTTACTATCCCTGTTGGTCAGGTTTTGAAATTCTTCTCTGGTGATTATATGCCAGTGTTGACTGATACTGCTGTTATATCTGATGCTGTTGGTGGTGAAATTGATACAGTTGTTATCCAATCATCTGGTTCTGGATATAACAACGGTACATATGAAAACATCCCTGTAAAAGGAGATGGTACTGGTGGAAGAATCTCAGTTGTGGTTGATGGTGGACGTATTGTAAACGCTACTGTAACCTCTGGAGGATCTAATTATTCCTTCGGTAAAGTTATTATTGATGAGATTAATGGTATTGGTGCTGGTACAGGTAGTGGTGGTGCTATTGACGTAATCATTCCTCCGAAAGGTGGACACGGATCTGATCCAGCAATCGAACTTGGTGGATATCGTGTGATGATTAACACGAAGTTTACCTACGATGAAGGATCAGGTGACTTCCCAACTGATAACGATTACAGACGTATTGGATTAAATTTGAATCCACTTAAATACGGTACTGAAGAACTTGCAGATGCTATTACATTATCATCTACAAACGCTGTGATATTTTCTCCAGATTTCACAGGTTCATTCAACACGGATGAAATTATTACACAGACTCGTACTATTGGTGGTCAACAGGTGACTGCTAGAGGTAGAGTTGTTTCTTGGAACTCAACAACTAAAGTTTTGAAATATTATCAAAACAGAGTTGATGGTATATTCCCAGAAATTTCTGGTAACAAAACTGTATTTGATGGAGGTAATACAGTTGTAGGTTCAGGATCTGGTACTTCAGCTGACCCTGATATTAACTTCCCAATCATTCCTGGTGAAGCAACACGTGTTATAAACAACACAGAATATGACCTAGGTATGTCGTTCACATCTGGATATGCAAAACCAGAAGTGAAAAAGGACTCTGGAAAAGTCATCTACATAGACAATAGGAGAGCAATCTCTCGTGCTGGAGACCAAATTGAAGACATCAAGATCGTAGTAGAGTTCTAAAACAATGCCACAGAATACCAATCTGAACATATCGCCATACTTCGACGATTTCGATAAAGCAAATAACTTTTATCGAGTTCTATTTCGTCCTGGTTATCCGATTCAAGCAAGAGAATTAACAACTCTGCAATCTTTGATGCAGAATCAGATTGAATCTTTTGGTACTCATATGTTCAAGGATGGCTCGATGGTCATTCCTGGTCAAATAGGTTATGACTTAGATGCAAAAGCAGTATTACTTCAAGGATCATTTTTAGGAGCAGACGTTGAGCAATATAGAACTAATTTAACTGGAACAATTATAAGTGGTTTAACTACAGGTGTAAAAGCAAAAGTTATATCTTCAATTCCAGCAACAGAATCATCTCGTGGATATATCACATTATATGTTAAGTATCTAACATCTGGTGGTGACGAATCTACTGAAAGAACATTTGTAAATAATGAGCAGTTAATATCTGAGACTGAAATAACTTATGGTAATTCACTTATTGAAGTTGGAACTCCATTTGCACAGTTGTTACCTACTAACTCTACTGCTGTAGGTTCTACTGCAACGATTGCTAATGGTGTATATTTCATTCGTGGATATTTTGTTGATGTCTCTGCACAAACAATTATTCTTGATCAATACTCTAACAATCCCTCGTATAGAGTTGGTCTTGAAATTTTTGAATCTATTGTTACTCCAGAAGACGATCCAAATCTAAACGATAATGCCACAGGTACATCTAACTATTCTGCACCAGGTGGTCATAGATTTAGAATTAGAACTTCTCTAGTTAAGAAAGTTATTGATGATGATACAGATAAAAACTTTATTGAACTTTTAAGAATCAATCAATCTCAGATTGAAACTTTTGTAGAACGTTCAGCATATAATGAATTAGCAAGAGAACTTGCAAGAAGAACATTTGATGAGTCTGGTGATTATACTATTCGTGACTTTGATGTTCGTATTAGAGAGCATAAGAATGATGGTGCAAATGGCGGTGTATATTTACAAGGTGCAACATCACCTGGTGGTATAACAGCATCAGAAGCATATTATGTAATTGAAGTTGGACCTGGAAAGGCATATGTAAGAGGTTATGAATCTGAAACTCTAGTTCCTACTTTTGTAGATTTAGAAAAATCAAGAACAAGTATAGCATTACAGAACTCTATTGTTCCATTTGAACTCGGCAATTATATGCTGATGAATAATGTAAAGGGTTCTCCTATTATAAACGGAAACAGTATTACATCAAACTATCAAGTTGTTGAGTTTAGAGATGTTAAACCTAATGGATCTTTATCTGCAACTGGTAATATTATTGGTTATGGTCGTGTTGCTGCATATGAATATCATAATGGTACTAATGTAACATCTTCTTCTACAGTATTCAAAGCATACGTATTTGATCTACAACCACTAACTTTGATGAAGTTAAGTCAAAGTGTAACAGTAGCACAAGGTCACGTTATTAGAGGACGTACTTCTAAAGCAAAAGCATTTGTAGAGGCAGATTATAATGGTGTTGATCTTATTAAATTGTATCAGTCATATGGACAGTTTAAAACTGGTGAAGTTATTGAGAGAGATGGTGTAGAAATTGGAACAGTTGTTGAAACATTTACACACGAAATAACTGATGCTAAAGGAATGATCGGTAAAGATCCTGATACTAATGCAGTTATTTTTGCTGGTGATTTCTTATTAGATCAAGAAACAATCATTCTTGGATCTAACTTTAATGTTAGTTCTAGTGGTGGTACTGGTACTATTACTGGTACACAGTCTAACTTTACTTTAGACCTCAGACCAGGTGATCAACTAACATTTAACAATAGTAATACTTTATACATTGATCTTATCAACTTATCAGGAACAAATATTGATAACAATCTAACAAGTGCAACTACAGCAACTTATAGTGGTAACAATATTCCAGCAGGAGATTATGGATTTATGGTTCGTCAAAGACCACAAATCTATGATAGAGAAACTGCTGATTTAATGATTGAGATGCCCAAAGAATCAATCAAGTCCATCTCAGATGAATCTGCAATAGTTGCACGTTCATTTGACGACATTACAGTTACAGGAGCAAATGACTTTACTATTTCCTTACCAGCAGACGAACAGTTTTTGGCATATGATAAAGATCATTACGCCTTGGTGGAACTCGCACCAACCGCAGGAACACTTATCGACATCGAAAGCAACCTCTCATTTAATAGCACAGGTACACCGAGAACTTCCTTAACAGTATCTGGTCTTACAGGTGTAAGTACAGTACGTTTAGTTGCATCAGTTTCTAAAAACTCAGCTGAGAAGAAACTTAAAAACGCAACTGAGATGGAATGTATGAAGGTAGAGAAAACTGCTAACTCATCTGATAATGTTAAATATGGTTTGTCATATGGATCATTGTATGGAACTCGTATTGAAGATGAAGAGATATCTTTAGGATCTACAGACGTTTATAATATACACGCTGTATATGAATCAAATGATGATAATGCTGCTGTTATTCCAAACTTAACAATGCAAGCAGCGACTATCTTTAACAAAGGTACAATTATTGAAGGACAGACATCTAAAGCAAAGGCACGTGTTGTAAACTTTAACTCTGTTTCATATGTTTGTCATTTTGTATATGAAAATGAAAGTCTATTCTCACTTGGTGAAACTGTACAAGGTTTTGATGCTAATGGTAATATAATCAGTGGTCTTATTAATGATGCTGATGGATCAATTAATAATGGTTCTCGTAATATTACAGATAGCTTCTACTTAGATCCTAACCAGCAAGGTCATTATTATGACATATCTAAACTAATTAAGTTTGCTGCTGCTGGTGCACCTCTTCGTAAATTGATGATAGTCTTTGACAGATTCACACACGAAGCAACAGGTGACTACTTTGCATCACAGTCATACGTTGGTATTGATTATAAAGATATTCCATCAATTAAATTTGCTGGTGAAACAAGAGAGCTCAGAGATGTTCTTGATTTCCGTCCTGCCGTTACTCCAGTTTTATCTGGATCGGGAACTGTTAGTTCACCATACTATGTTAACTGTGCATCGTTAGACTTTAAAGATAGAGGATTTGCTTCAGGTGGTGTTGCAAATAACGCCACGGTTATTGATATTCCAAAACCAGAATCAGATTTCCGTTGTGACTATGATTATTATGTTGGAAGAATTGATAAGTTATTCTTAACAGACCAGCAAGGATTCAAAGTTGCAAAGGGTATACCTGGTGAAGCAGATGATGTACCTGGTAATATTGATAATGCAATGTTACTTGCTACTTTATATCACGAACCATATGGATATGGTCCTGAAGGAGTTCATATTGTTAGAGAAAACAATAGACGATTTACTATGCGTGATATCGGTCTTATTGAAAGAAGAGTTGATAACTTAGAATATTATACTTCACTATCACTTCTTGAACTTGAAACTGCATCTCTACCTATTAAAGATAGTGATGGTTTTGATAAATTTAAGAACGGATTCCTTGTAGATAATTTTACAAGTTTTGACTCAGCTGAATCAACACACGAAGACTTTGCTTGTGCTCTAGACTTTGCTGATGGTAATATGCGTGCGTCCCATTATACAACAAACGTACCTCTAGAATATAATGCCACTGCATCTAGTAGTGTTACTCTTCATTCAACAGGAACTTTAACACTTCCATATGTTGAAAGTACATTTATTGTTCAACCATATGCTTCTAGAGTTGAGAATGTAAACCCATTCAACGTGTTTGCTTATATTGGTAGATTAGATTTATATCCATCTTCTGATGACTGGGTTGATACACGTAGAGTACCAGATAGAGTTGTTAATATTGAAGGTGACTTTACTGCTAGTATCCAACGTCTTGGCGGTGATGTAAACACTGGATTTATTCCAACACAGTGGAACTCTTGGAGAACAAACTGGTCTTCTGCTTCTAGTAGATCTGATACACAGACTATGAGAAGAGGTAGGTGGCCATATATTAGAAGAATTACTACAACAACTACAAACACTGTAAGTAACCAGTCACGTTCTGGTATCAGAAGTAGAGTTACACCTAGAATTGATCGTCAGAATATGGGTGATCGTACTTTAGAAAAAACAGTAATACCTTTTATTAGATCAAGAAACATTGCGTTTAAGATTCAACGTCTAAAACCAAATACAAGATTCTATGCTTTCATTGATAATGTAGATGTAAACTTCTATACTACACCAAGATTAATTGAGGTTATTAAGAACCCAGTTGATGATAGTCGTACAAATAACACACCATTTGTTACTGATGAAACTGTTATAGGTCAAACATCTGGATGTAGATTAAAAATTGTAAGTCCTGAAACAGGATTTGATGATGGTAAATCACCTTATGATGGATCTGATCTTCCAACATCTTATGCTTCTACAACAGGTTTCTTAAACATTGATACTAAAACAATGTCAGAAACAGTTGCTGGTGCATATTATGGTAATCCACAGGAAACTGAGATTCTTGTAGGACAAACATCTGGTGCTCGTGCTGTTGTTAAGACAAAACGTTTAGTTGCAAACACAAACGGTGATATGGAAGGTATTATGTGGGTACCAAATCCACGTGTATCAACTAACCCAAGATTTGCTACAGGTACACGTGTTGTAAGACTTACTACATCAGATACTGACTCTAGAGTACCAGGTCAAGTTGACTCTGCTGCATCTGCTAACTATGTTGCGTCAGGTGTTATTGAAACTAAACAGACAACAATCTTTGCTGTTAGAAATGCTGATATTGTAAGAGATACAGTTACACAAGATAGAACTGTTAATAACACTACAAGTAACGTAACTAGAGACACAGGTTGGTATGACCCTCTTGCACAATCATTCTTGGTTGAATCTAAAGGTGGTGCATTCTTAACAAGTTGTGAGTTATATTTCAATACAAGAGATGAGAGAATTCCTGTATCAGTACAGGTTAGAGAGATGGCAAATGGTTATCCAACCACTAAAGTTCTTGCTTTCTCTGACGTTACACTTTTACCTTCACAGATCAATCTATCTGAGAATGGAACAGTCGCTACTAAATTTACATTTGATTCACCTGTATACGTTACAGAAAATAGAGAATACTGTTTAGTTGTTCTTTCTGACTCTAACGAATTCAAACTCTGGATATCAAGAATGGGTGAGGATGATGTTACTAATGACAGAACGATCTCTGAACAACCCTATGCTGGTGTTCTATTCAAATCACAGAACGCATCTACTTGGACTGCTGACCAGTATGAAGATTTAAAATTCATATTATATAAAGCACAATTTACTGCTAACTCAACAGGTACTGCTGTATTCAATAATGCTGAACTTGCTATAGGTAACAGTGGTATTTCTCAACTAAGAGCAAATCCAATCAGAACTCTAAAACCAGAGATTAAGATTATTCTTTCTGATCACCAAGCAAACTTTACTATTGGTGCTGAGATTACACAGACTGATACATCCCCTGTACCATCTGCTATCATCAGACAAGTTGTACAAGGTGTACAAGGGTCATCTAATGCTTACATCATCGTAGATGACGTTGCAGGAACCTTTAGAGAAGGTGTTGCATCTGGTGCTAGTTACATCTATAGACTTGTATCTTCTAGATCACTTGCTGATATTACACTGACTGGTGTTACAGGTACATTCGATGCAAACAATACAATAACAAACGGTTCAGGAGCATCAGGTATGGTGACTGCATTTAATTCAGGAACTGGTGTTGTTTCAATTAAATCTGTTACAGGTACGTTCACTGTGGGTGATGCTATAACACAAACAACAAGTGGTGCCACAACTGGATCAGGAACTATTGCTGCTGGTGGTATAACAGCAACAGGAGATGATATCAACGATTATCCTGCTGCTCCTATCTCATACTTTAACCAAGCTACTGAGATCGAAGTGATGCACGCTAACCATTGTATGCACGATACTGCTAATAATGTACGACTAGAAGGTGTAATTTCAGAAGTTGCTCCTACAATCATTGACTCTGCATATCATACAAATGGTATTACAGCTGCGGATGCGGTTTCAGGAACCTTCCAGTTACACGTTCAAGATGCTTCAGCGTTCCATACAACGATCAATGGTGCTGCTGTTGCGACAAGTAACACTGGATTCATTATTATTCGTGATCCTGAAATTAGTCAGAAACATTTTGAAATTATTGAGTATAGTAATATATCAACTGACGGTAAGATTATTACATTACCTTCTGGTTCTCGTGGTAAAGCTGGAACTGCTGCGTTAGCACATAGTAATACAAGTATTATTGAGTGCTATAACTTAGATGGTATTCCTCTAACAGAAATTAACAAGTTACATACTGCTATTGGTTCACCAACTCTTGACTCATATAAGGTTGCAGTTACATCTGTATCTACAAATGGAGTTCAGAATGGTGGTGAAAATGTTACTGCTACACAGAACATTCAGTTTGAACAGTTCTATCCACAACTTGAGATGAATAACTTCCCTGAAACGGAAATTATTCCTAGATTGAACGCAGTCTCTGCTACATCCATACTTAATGGTGCAAACGTCAGTGAAGCATCATTCATTAATGATGGTGTGTACTTAGACTGTATTGCAAACGAAGATAACTATATGACATTCCCTAAATTGGTATGTTCTAAAGTTAACGAAGATGCAAAACTAAGTGGTTCTAAGTCATTGACTATGAACTTACTAATGAGTTCAACTAACGCTAACTTGTCACCTGTGGTTGATACAGATCGTTGTTCATTAATTACAACTTCTAATAGAATCAACCAGATTGACCCTGCTAATTCTAACGCAGAGCAAAGAAGTGGTGATAAGAATGACGCTGTTTACATCAGTAAGACTATGAACTTATTGAATCCAGCGAATACCTTGAAGGTTCAGTTTGAGGGATGGAGACATCCTGATACTGAAATTCACGTTATGTATCGTATACAACCTGTTGGTGCGTCTATTACTTTTGATGAAATAGGGTATATATATTTTAACGGAAACGGATTGGAAGATAAAACAGTTCAAAAGACTGAAGCATATCTTCTCAGGGATTTAGAATACACCTATACAGGTGCTGAATTCACTGCTGCTCAGATTAAAATTATTATGACATCTCGAAACCAAGCATACGTACCCGAAATTAAAAACCTTCGTGTATTAGCTTTAAGTGACCTCTAAGAAACCTGACTTTCAACACGTTAAGGGTAAACCTGATTTAGTACGAGACACCAAGTCTGGTGCCATACTAAATACAAAAGCAACCCCTCCAGGATCTGCTGCTAAGAGACGACAAGAGAAAGATCTCAAAATCGAAACTATGCAAAAAGATATGGATGTGCTAAAATCAGAATTATCTGAGTTGAAAAACTTAATTAAACAATCTTTATTAAACAAATGACTGCTGACGCACCTGAAACTGTAGATCAGGAAAAACTACTTTCTGATTTCAAATCTAGATTAAAAGCATATGTCGATGAGAACCAACAGATGGCTCAAAAGATTCGACAGAATGAACAACAAGCACTAAAACTCCAAGGTGCTATAGAAACGCTGGAGTACATCCTCAAAGGTGAACCTACTGTTGACAGTGTTGATGCAGGGGGAGCATAACATAAGAGGAGACCGAAAGGTCTCTTTTTAACGGTTATAAATATCTTGGAGGCATATTGTCCGAAATGTAGGATACCATAACCAATGGCAAATAGAATTCAATTAAGACGTGATGGTGCTCAACAGTGGGCAAACATCAACCCTATCTTGGCACAGGGTGAACTTGGTATTGAAATTGATACATCACGTATTAAAATCGGGGATGGAGTAACTCCGTGGAATAGTTTAAGATATGAGAGACCACTAGAAACAGAATCAAACGCTGCTAATACACTTGTAAAAAGAGACGCTGATGGTAACTTCCAAGCTGGTGCTATAACTGCAACAGTTATTGGTAACGCTGCAACTGCCACACGTCTTGCTAACGCTAGACAAATTCAACTTGCTGGTCAGGTTACTGGATCAGGTTCTTTTGATGGATCATCTAACCTTACATTAACAACTGACTTATCATTAATAACAACACTTCCACATTATAATCCTGCTGATCCTGATGCTAGTGATCTATACACTCGTGTTAGGGTTAACTCACAAGGTAGGGTTATTGGTGCTGAACTTGCATCTACACTTGCAAACTATGGTATTACTGATGCTCAACCATTAGATGATGACTTAACATCATTAGCAGGACTATCTACAGTTGGTTTACTTGCTAGAGTATCACAAGGAAATATAACCACTAGACAGTTAACTGGTGGTGCAGGAAGAATTATATTCACAGTACCTGATGGTAGTTCACAGAACCCATTCATTGATCTTGCTGACACAGCAGTTGTTGTTGGTTCATATAACGTTGAATCATTAACATCTGTTAATGCTGCTGGTAGTAACTCAGAACCATATGGTACACAAACTGTTAACACAACCAAGTTTAGTGTTGATAGATATGGTCGTATTACATTAGCAGAGAACGTACCTATTGCTACAGCAGTAGAAGGATCTAAGTATGCTAGTTATGATGCTGGAACTACATATGCTCGTTATGCCATAATTGCAAACGCTTCTAAGGTATATCAAGCTATTCAAACTATTTCTGCTGGTGGTGGAGCACCTACTCATAGCACAGGTGATGCA